AGAAATATGAACTGCGAATGCGGATGCGGGTGCTAAGTGCCTAAACAGATGTTAACATTGAATGACTTTAGCGGAGGACTTAATACCAAGTCCTCTCCTAGGGATATTGCGTTCAATCAAGTTCAATTAGCAGACAATGTTGTGTTGTCTAATCCTGGGTTGATAGAGTCTAGCTCAGATAGCTCAACTCAATCCTATGGTACTATAACCAGAACATCAACAAGTAATTATGGTAATGGTGCCTTCATATTTAATCATGAGTTTGATATATCAGACTCTAGTGCACCAATAACTCAAACAGCTAAAGAAATCATAGCATATCCAGATAGTACTGATTTAAAATTTTTACATAGATTGTTCCAAGGTGGAACTAGTGCATTAGGGTTAATGAGTGAAGCTAATAGTAAATTTCAAGGAACAGATTCTAATTCTATTACTATATCAGATGGTACATTTGAACCTGTATATTATTATGTAGATGGAGTATTACATATAGGAGATAAAGATAGAGTAGACACATCTGGTAGTTTTACTCAAAAGTCTTTACAATTAGTTGATAAAGATAGATTTGGTGTAAGTGTAAATTCAGAGTGGGTTGGAGGAGATGCTGGTCCAACAGCTACAACAGACGCAATATTTGAGGCCATAGAAAATGAATCAACAGTAAGCGTTAGTACAGCTAGTGCGGCTGGTGAATTTAGAATAGGTTTTAATTCTAACCCTACACAAAGTAATTTATCTGCATTTCAAGGCGGTGGAGAAAGTGTAAAATTAAGTGTTGCAGTAGAACTAAACTCAACACAGATAACAGCAACAACTTCAAGCGGTACTGCAAATATATCTAGTTTATTCCCAGTAGGAACATACATATATCTTGGAACTGAGATTATGAGAGTAAATTTTGCAGT